TTTTCAACCCTCCCGATTATATATAAAAACAATACTGCCAAATACAGTAATATTATTAACATAATTATACTTTCGCAACTACATTAAAAGCCATTAATAAATTCTTAATTTTTTGTTGCGAAAAAGTCCTAATTTTTAGGCGTTTCTTCATAATTTGTTAGCTTATTGTTAGACTATTTCTTACGGTACTTTAAAAAAACAGGTCTGTGATATACTTAAGTGAATTAACAGCCCCTCATTCGAGGGGCTGATTTTTATTCTAGTGGTCTTTCGTACCCTGCTACCTCCATTAACGCCCAGTATTCCTCTTCACTTAAATTCATATCCTCTAACAGTGAATCTATTTTTTCTTTCTTCGAGCCTCTTATAGGAATTTTCTTGCCACGTTTGTTTAAGACATACTCTCCATTCTCCATTTTATAATCAGCTGTCATGTCCTCTGTTTCTGCTAGGAAATATAGGTAATCATCAGCAGATACTCCAGCGTCATATACATCTTTAGCACTTGTACTGTTTGGATGCTGACTGAAAAACAATGTATATGTATCATCACTATCAAGGTTCATGTTATCTAAAATCTCAGCTGTTTCAACTTGTTTCAGAGAATCGCTTCCTCCTCTTGCTACTTTTGCTTCTTTTTCTAACTTCACTTCCGTACGGAACTCAATTATATCATCGTTTGATACGCCCTTGTATTTCTGTGAAAAATCAGATTTAGGAAGTCCCATTGAAGCAAGCATTTTGTTTGTGGCTTCTTCTCTCGCTACTGTCTGTACTTCTTTAAGTATCGCAGCTGTCTTTTTATCGTTTCCGACACCTCTTAACGAATCCTCTGCTAAGTCCCAGTAGGTAGTCAGATAGTATGTCTGGTATTCTACATACTGGCTGTCCGTAAGTTCATGCTCTTTTTTCTTTCCGTCCTTAATCTTAGTCTGCATAACCGCAGGAAGATAGCTTTCATCTCCGACTTTCTTGCAGAACTCTTTAACATCGTTGATTATTTTCTTATAATAATCACCTTCAACGGCTTTTCGATATTCATAAATTATATCTATGACATCCTGACGTGTAGCCCTGCGCTGTTTTGTTTCGGGTTTTCCTTTCGCTAAACCGTAATAACTGGAATAGAACTCTTTTAAGCTGTTATCCAGTTTATTTGCTATAGCTTTGTCGATATTATCCGGATCACTTTCCGCTGCTCTGCTGCTCTTATCGGCATTATCGTACATCCAGTTGATTATATCGTTAGAATACTGATTGTCCTTGAAGTATGTATTTTTCACACCCAAAGAATAATCTATATTTGCTTCTCCTACCGGGAATAACGCTCTTTGATACTTCCAAAAACCGCCTAACAACTGCTCGAAAGCATAATCTATCTCGATCGGGCTTGCGTTAAATGCTTGTCCTATCCAGTATGCAATCTTACTTGTACGGTCTGTATACTGGTCTTTCTTCTCCAGTTTTTCAAGACTAGCCGGCACTATAGGTTTACCGAGGAAGTCTCTGTTTGCGACTACATAACCGACTATACCTATTAAACCTAAATCTCCAAGTAATCCTGCGCCTGTTTCTTTAAGTCCTTTCTGCCCTATCTGCGATATGTCAGATACTAAATTGGGCAGGCAGTTATCCGTAAAATACTCATAAAATCCGTCAAATGCGTGCTTGTTTTCGCCTTTGTAGTACTCTAAGCCTGTTTCAATAAATGAACTTAACACTCCAAGTTCACGAGGTTTAGGAATAGCGAAGAACTTGCCGTCTCCTAAAGGTATATTCCAAAAACTGTTTTTGATATAAGTTGAAAGCTGTTCGTACTCTTTTTCCTTCTCCTCATCAGAGTTATTAAGCGCATAAGTAATAGCTGCAAGAATTGTGCTTGCCGTTACGAAACCGAAAGTCCTTTTCATAACTACACTCTTTCGTCCGCTACCGTTTACCTCCGATGCGGTTATCCACCTTCCGAATTTATCAAGTCCCTGTACGCCTGCATTAAAGAACGGAACTACTTTGTTTATCTGTCTTGACCAGTTTCCACCCCTTCTAAAGTTTACAGTAACGTCCATAGCTCCGTAAAAGGCTTCTCTGGGGTCCATACCCTGTTCTCTTAATACTTTGTATGTGGCAAATCTCGGACCCGATTCGATTGTATCACCTACAAATGCTATCCAATCAAGCGGATTTAACGAAAATTTCTTGCCTGCAAATTTCTTTCTTGCCCTCTTTGCAAAGTCCCTATCAGCAGAGTAAGCGCTTATTGTGCCACCGCCCATAGCAAGGTACTCTCTGTACAGAGGATTAACCTCTTTTCCCAGACTGTATTTAACCTTATTGACATAGGCTGAACCACAAGAAGCAAACAGTTTAAACGGATTCTTAGTGCTTGAGTATGTATAGAGCGTCATAAAGTCTCTCGGAAGGTTTGAGAATATAGACCATATAAGGTTACTGCCCGTTATATTGGAAGTCATAAATCTACTTACAACAGCATATGCGTCTAATATTCCCTCCATTTTGGTCGGAGACATTGTTGTCAGCGATTTGAGTAATCCTGCGTCATTTATCTTCCAGAATTCAGGCTGACCGTTTTCCAACACGGTTATAACATCGCCGTATGCTTTGCCCCTGCCATACTGTATAAGAATATCGTCTACATTGGTAACGATTTCATCTACCGACTTTCTATCGGAAGCACTTAAGCCCAGTTCGTCTAACTTAGTAATTATCTGCTGCTTAACGCCGCCTATGTTGGTTTTTTCAACCTTCATTGGTGTCGGGACTTTCTCAATAAACTTGGCATTAGCTCCTAACTTGTCCGCACTTCTTGTGATATTTCTCATTACGTTGTTTCTAGTGCCGGCATTGACTATCTTAATCATATTTGTAATCATACCGTCAACCGGATGAATAACATCTAAGCTACTGCCCCTTGCTTTCTTTATAGTGCTGTTTTGATTTGCAAAACCTCTTTTTGCACCCATAAAGCCTGTTTCGCCCACATCACGCAAAAGCGGTACATAATACTGCCACCTCTCATGCCATTTGGGTAACGCTGTATCGGATATGAGTCCGGTATCTACTGCCCAAGTCCTGTAAAAGTCATCTATGAACTTATAGAACCTTTTTGCGGCTTCTGCAAACTGCGGATACTGTTGTTCCAACTCCTCAGCTCTCTTGTTCATAAACGCAGATGAATTTTTCCTGTCATCGGCAAAAATCCTCATACCTTCTTCCAATCGTTCAGGTCCGTGTTTCACAACTAAGTATTCTCCGAATAGTCTATACTCGTTTTCATCTTTTAAATTTATACCGTTCAGTGTGGTTTTAAGTCCTGGAGAAACGTATTTGCCGTTACTGTCCGTAAGGTCTCCCATTATTATCTGACCTGCTATTGCGTCAGAGTATGCTGCATTTGTCGCTAACGTATAGGCGTTTGAACCCGTTGCTTTGTCAAAGCGTTTAATGCTGTAGTTTGAATCAACCCACGCTTGATAGAATACGTCTGCCTTGTCTTTAATCTTTTCGGTTATTGTTCTTGCATCATAACTCTTTTCCTCGTTAAGTTTTATCGAGCTTGTGGCTGTATCTGCGTCTAAAGAATAGTATGCGTTTATATCGTCAGCGAACTGTGATATTAAAGCGGCGTCCTTACCGTCAAGTGTATTTAAGAAATACTTTGTGAATTCCGGGTAGTCTATTGTCGCTACTTCCCTGTTCTGCATGAACCTGCGCATAAACTCTGCAAAACCTTCTGTTTTCCATTTATTTTCAGCATAAACATCTTTCATTTCCTGTGGAAGGTTATCTGTAAGCTCTTTTATTAACTCCTTGTCTAAGCTCTTATTGATTAACTTATATTTCTTATCAAGGAAATGTCCTAACTCATGTGTTATTGTGGGAAGGTCGTTAGCAAGCTTAGTTCGTATTCCTTCGTTATTCTTATTAAAAGCACCTCTTACGTTGCCACCACGAAGATGACCGGATGTTATGTTCACATCAAAGTCATGTTGTATTCTTGCGACTATCTCTGACAACGATTTAGGTTCTGTATCGCTATCGCCTACTCTTTGTGTCGCCCACTGGTCTGTATATGAATCTGAGCCAACTGCCTTTGAATAGTCTGTCGTATCGTCATCTTCTTCAGATACAACAACATCACTCATATCTACTTCACTTATGTTTATACCTAACTGAGTATCTATGTCAGCAAGTTTCGCCTGTAGTTCCTCCAACTCTTTCATTTGTGGGAATTCGGCGTTCACTTCCGTTTCCAAAGTCTTGATTTCGGCTTTAAAGGATTTAAGAAGCTTTTCGTCTATATCCAAAGAGTTTTGAATTTTACCGATTGCGTTCAGTATTCTCGTTATGTTTCCGGAAGCACTGTTACCACCGTCCACTATATAACTGTCATTTCCTTTAATAGTGAACTTAGTACCTTTATCCAGTGATGAGCTGTAGTATACATCCAGTCCCTTACAACTACCAATCAATACGTTTGTTCCGTTTTTAGGGATTTTGCTTATGGCTTTTTCAAGAGCACCGGCAGCCTTTGTCCTATCCGTATACTTTGTCTTGCCAAATGTTATCTCAAAATCCTCGCTGCTGTTGGCGTTTACTGTTTGTATATCCGCTTTTTTATCCATAACAGACTGTTCCAGTCGGCTTATTCTATTCGGCAGTGTAGCAAGCCTATCTCTCATTTCAAGCTTATCTGTATTAAACTTATTTCTAAGAGATTTCAGTTTGCTTAATTTATCCTCGACTTCTATCTTCTCCAATAATAAAGGGTTGCCTGACGCAATTGCCTTAGCCTCCCTTGCCGTAAGCTGAAAGTCGCTCATTTCTTCAAGTTCTTCAACCGTACCGCCCGATAACGCCTGATTTATAAAACTTGCCTTTCTCTCCTGCATTTGCCACTGATAACTATCGTATGATTTTTCCTGAATGTAGCGGTATATACGGACATTCTTATTTTCGTTTCCGTAACGGATAATACGACCTTCTCTCTGCTCTATGTCGGAAGGTCTAGCCGGTACGGTCATATGGTGCAAAGCAACAGCTTTGTTCTGCGCGTTCATGCCTTCGCCCATTACCGCCGTTGAGCCTATAAGAACCCTTATTTCACCGGTATTGACTTTTGCACTAAGGTCAGCTTTGTCCTCAAAGTCCTGTGCAATTGCAATTTCTTCTCTCGGTATACCCCCTGCAACAAGCCTGTTTATCAAATCTCCGTAGACATACAGATTGTATTTTTTACTTGGGTCATCCCTTACGCCAACATCACAGAATACGAACTGCGTTCCTTTGATTGCATTGCTGTCGTTGTATTCTTTTATTACTTTCTTAGCTACCTGAGAAATCCTGTTATTCGGAAGATTAAGCTCTTCATCGGTATATTTACCATTAAAATACGATTTAACAAAACGTAGGTCAATGGCAGCCATTTGTCCTGCCGTAGATACTTCGAGCATATTGTGTTCTGCATTTTGTCCGCTTGTCCTGATTTCATCAATCATTCCGTCTATAATATCAAGGAATTCTTCCTGAATAGCGTTAGGCTCATTAACCACGTCTATTCTTTCGGCTACAGGGAGATCCTCGATTACTTCGTTTGTCTTTAATATGTCTGCCATACGCCTGAACTGTTCAACCATTTGAGCCACATTTTTAAATTTAGAAAATCTTTCTTTCATTCTCATGTGTCTGCCCGAAGGGTCGACTTCTGCCTGATTTACAATAGAACCGAACATAGCCGCCCATGCGTCAAACGACTGTATTCCCGATTCTTCCAGAATATCGGGACGTAAGAAACGAAGCATATTATATATTTCCGACATTGAGTTAGTTATCGGTGTAGCTGTGCCGAAAGTAATTCTGCCATTATTCTTGTTTAGATAGTCTGTTATCATAAACATATTCTCGGCTCTGCTTGCTCTTGTTTTATTGTTGCTTTGATTTACAGATACACCGGCTACTCTGCTTAATTTTGAATAAAACGGCAAGTTCTTAAAGTTATGAGCTTCATCGACAAACAGACTGTCTACGCCCAGTTCTTCAAATGTATTGCCGCTGTCTTTTGCGGATTCGGTAATCAGCTTAAGTTTCTCTTCAAGACGTTTCTTTTGATTTTCAAGCTGTCTGATAAATCTGCCGTCTATACTGCCCTTTTGAAGCTGTGCTTGTGTCAACACATCTTCCAACTCTGCTATCTGGCTTGTTATAAACGCCCTCTTAGTGTCTTCTGATACATCAAGCATACCAAAAGAAGTATGAGGGATAATTACTATATCATAATCATTGGCGGCAACCTGAGCATAAAACCTCTTTCTTTGAGTTGCATTTGCGCCTTTTTCCAGCATAGCGACTTTGGCTGAAGGATACATCTTTAAAATATCGTTTCTAAAGTCAGCAACTTTATGCGGAGGAACAACCATCATGTTCTTTTTGGCTATCCCCATACGCTTTAATTCCATTGCAATGGTTATCATTTCAGCGGTCTTTCCTGTGCCTACGCCGTGCGCAAGCAATGTATTACCGTTGAATACTGCTCTGGCTACTGCCCTTTTCTGATAGTCCCTCAATTTGAAAGTGTCTGATAAACCGTCAAAAGTAAGATACTTTGAAAGCTCCGTGAAATCCATATTTCTATTGGAGTTAAACTTTTCATTAAATGTTGTAACCAGTTCCTGTCTACGGTTGGAATCTTTAAAACACCATTCTTCAAAGGCTGCTTTTATATCATCGGCTTTCTGCTGCGCCGCTCTCGTTTCTTTTACAAGTATCTTACCATCGCTGTCTTTTACAACGATGTTTCTCATATTTAACGCTTTTTCGGCAATCTTCAATCCGTTTAAGTATGTAGTGCCGTATTTGTGTGTTAGGAGAGTAGTATCTCCCCACATATTTGTTTCTAAAGTCCATGTACCCGTTGTTGGGTCATAGTTTACAGTAGGCGTACTATAAAGCCCAAACGTTTCTTTCAAAAAATCAGCCACATAATCGGGAGCTATCCAAGGCGCACCAAACTGAGGAGTTATGTTCTTCGCCGGTATATCCTCCGGAAGAACCGCTTTTAACATTCTTTCGTTTTCTTCAAAGCCTTTTTTGCCCTTTACAGCTTTATATTTCTCACGAACATTACCCGATAAGTAGACCTCATTAAGTTCATACGTTCCGTCAGGCGTATAAACTATTCTGTCGCTAAGCTGCTTAACTATATCTTTTTCCGATAAGTTTGTCAGTTCCTTTATTCGTTCCAGATTTACCCCACCTGTTTCACTTATTGATATACTAAGTGCGTCAAGTGCGCTGTCTGCTTTTTTAGGCTTTTTCTTTCCGAGAGTATCTCTGGTAAACATTTCGGACTTAACAACTTTCTTAGTCTTTGTATCGTATATTTCAAGTCCTGAGAGTTTAAAGAAATCGTTATCCGCTGATAACAGCTTTTTATTTTTTTCCAATGAACCGTACTTTTTAACAAAGTTATCGTATTCGGTATTCAATTCTTTTCTTTTGTTTTCTATTGTATCTCTGTCATTGCTATTCAGTGTAGTGTCAACGAGGTCTTGATATACGTCTTTTACATTAATATATGCTTTTGCTATTTCAGCCTGTTTTTTCTTTATCTGTTTAATGTCGCCTGTCTGTGCGTCAATGTATTCTACAGTTCCGTCATCTTTTGCAATAAACGTCTGTAAGGGGTTGGTATTCTCCGTAACATCAACCGTTCCTACACTCTGTACGCCGCTTAACAGGTTTTTAGGCAGCTTCTTTATTGCTCTGTCTAACTGCTCACCTACATTACCTGTACTTTTTACATCAAGACTGTATTTACCGTTGCGCCAGTTCCTTTCGACTGAAAGTTCTCCGATGATGTTTTCCGGATGATTTACAAAGTATTCATTGATAGAGAAGTCCACACCGTCTACTTCAATACTGCCTGTGTTCACAAACCTTTCGCCGTTTGTGTCAGTTGTTTTTTGCATAATGATAAGGTCTGTAACCGGACTTGCGCCTGCGCTTCTTGTAAATACGCTTGACGGTAAACGGTAAGCAGCTATCAATTTACCCTGTCTGTTAAGCTCTGCTCGTGTTTTAGAATCCAGCTTATCGAGAGTACCCCTTGACGTTAAAAATGCCATGATGCCGCCGTCATTAAGCTTATCCATAGCCTTTACAAAGAAGTAATCGTGTATTAAGTAGCGGCTATTCTTATACTTGTATTTAACCTCGCCGAACGGTACGTTTCCTATAATCAAATCAAACGAGTTATCTCTATACGCAACATCCTGAAAAGGCGCTATTTCAATGCTTGCACTTGGATAGAGATACTTTGCAATTCTGCCTGATATGGTATCTATCTCTACACCGAATAACGATGAGTTACTTTTAATCGACTTTGGCAACCTTCCGAAGAAGTTACCTACACCCATTGACGGCTCTAAGATATTGCCGCCCTCAAATCCGAGGTAATTTAAAGCTTTGTATATTTCGTCAATAATATATGTAGGCGTAAAATAAGCGTCATTTACAGTGCTTTGTGCAGCTGCTATTTCGCTATCAGACATTATCTCCTGCAATCTCTCTTTGTTTTTGCCCCAAAAAGAGTTTGACAAACCTCCCCAGCCCTTAAACTTAGCAAGTATAGCCTGCTGAGCTTTGGTAGGTGTTTTATTGATGTTTTCAATATCGTGCAATGTTTCAATAGCTTTTATATTATCTTCCATACTGGGAGATTTTGTGTCCAAATCTTCCGCTGTTGCCTTTGTTATAGAAAAGTCTTTTGCAACGGATTTCTTTACTTCATCGACATTATCATCTCTACTAATTCCGATTCCGCTATCTCCATTGCCGTTGTCTCGTTCTCGTATTCCGTTGTTGTTATCTCCGCTGTCGATTGGTCTTTCGGAGGACGCCTCTCTTTCAGGAACTTGTACATCTGCTCTGTCCTCTGCAACGACATTCTCGCTAAGCTCTCTATCCTCTGTTCCAGTGTTTTGTTTTTCTTCAGCTTTCTGAATAGGCTCGGATTCTCGTATTCCATTATCGTCATTGCTTTTTCCGTCCAATATTCCATTGTGAACATCTTCCGCACTCTCCTTTGTATTGTACTCATTATTTATAAATACATCTTCTGCAATGTCATTGCCATAACCTGCCTCAACGTACTGTTGTACAATCTCTTTGGCATCTATATCATAATTGATTAAATCTTTTAATTCTTCTACTGTAGAATTTGGATTTTCTTCTGCTAACGCAGTTATTAAATCCCTTGTAGCGACTGTGCTGTATGCAATAGGTTTCTTTTGGCTATCTGTATACCATTCTACATCATGCGATGCCCAATCCGTTTTTTTAGTTCTAACTGCCTTATGTTTTTTACTGGCCTGGGCAACCATTTCAATAGTAGGTTCTGGCGTATATTCGCTCTTGATAATAGGCTTATTAACATCGGAATCGTTTATTCCTGACATATAAGCCGCATATTTAACCTCCGGTGCAATATTATTGCCATACAGTGTGTTTATCTGCTCGATAGGCAAACCAACCTTACCGGCTTCGTAGTAGCGTGTAAATCCGTTATAGTAATCATCAAAGTTATAGGTATCATTATAGTACGTTCTCAGAGCTTTTGCACCGTTTTCGCCTAAATTGCTTTCAGATTCTTCTATCATCTGTAAAGTTTCCGCTCTTTTAGTCTCAGCCATTTCATTTGCAATTCTGTTTAACATATCGTTTGTATCGAACTGATATGTATCTAGCGTAGCAGGAAGGTTTGAAATGATAGGGCTATCTGCTGTTGATATATTATTGCTAGCAGCGTTATTTACGGACGGTATTTCTATCTCGGAAGGCGATATTTCGCTTTGCGTATTGTACGCTGTTGTGTCTACCGGTACATTCTCTCCAATATTTCCAACGGCTTCCAATGGTGTCATATACTCCCTTGGAATGTTGTCGAGCATATCTTTTTCAAGCGATTTTGTTTTTAGGGTCTTAAGGTCTTTTACAGTTTCTCTGTATAGAGCACCCATTTCTTCATTTGTAACAGGCACACCACGTTTGGTTCTTATGACTATATTTTCAGCCAAAATCTGACTTTTTGAACCCGGCTCGTTTTTCAGTGCAACGTCAACCACATCTTCCGCTGCATTTATTTCATTTATCTTTCTTCCGGTTTCTTCGTTTGAAATATTATTATTAAAACTTCCTATGTATGCGGCACCGCCACCCATAGCACTACCGGTAATAAATCCACCGATGTAGTTCATTACAGCTTCTTTTATAGAAAATTCTGCGTCTTTATCGGCATTGGCAACGTCAGCACCATAGTTCATAACATATGATACAAACTCCTCCGCACCTTCGATATTTCCCTGCTTTAAAAAGCTTCGCAGTATTCCTTTGCCGCCATACTTTAACGCCCCCAATAACTCATCTAATGGCAGTTTTTCTGTAATAGCTTCTATGCCGCCTGATAATAAACCTCTTCCCAACGCTTCTGTGGATGTTTTTCCCTGCTCGGTAAGTTCATAAGTCTTGTCCGCCGTAGCTGTTGTACCCATAAGCATAAGAGGAATAGCAGGATTTATAACAGCCGTCGGCAAGGTTACTAAATTTTGTAAAGCTGATATACCTACACTTCCAAGAGCTTGCTTTGTAGGACTTAACCCCTCTAATGCTTTATCATAGTATTCCAATGCCTGAGCATAATTTTTATATGCTTTTGAGTTCTTATCTATCGGAGAACCACCTATATTATATTCCGGATTATCCATGTTTCTTGCCATTTCCGATAATGCGGATTCCAGACCTTCCCTTTCGACTTTTTCTTTCCAATCGTTTAATGATTGTTTAGTAGCTTCTTTTACCAGTCCGGGTGATGCAGTCAATGATTTGAATACACCTTTTACAACATTGTTTCCGCGCTCCATTATTTCTTCATTTGGATATTCTTCCAAACCACGCATTGAAGCTTTTTCCAGTCTATCCCATATATCTCTTTTCTTCTCTTTTTCTTTAAGGAAGTCGGTGTTTAAATTCTCAGTTCCTGTTTTTGAAGCTCGTTCCAATCCTGAAAACCTGTCCTTTTTGGATTCTTTCGGGCGTTTGAAATCGGTATATGTATTTACCATGCCTGCCTTTGAAGCTCTTTCCAGACGATTAGAAGAGGTCCGCTTTGCGGTCCCCTTCTTTCTTGTTGTCTTTATCTCAGGATGTTCTTTTACCCCCTTGTAGGTACTCTCAGAACCACGCTTACTTGCCTCAAACAGTTTATTATCTTTATCATTATCTTTGTATTTAGAGTTGGTGTACTTAACTATCATGCGGCATTACCTCTTTCGTTTTTTGTTCTTTCCCCAAGCTTTTATATATTCAGGAGTTCCTATCGTAATTTTTAATTTTCCGTCATCGTTTTCTTCTACATCTGCAACCAAAGTACCTTCAGCTAAGTATTCTCTCACCTGATCTCCGGTAAGAATGCTTGAGTTTCCACCAACAACCATTCCCCCTCTTCCTGTCATTTTTACGGCAGAGTCAATATACTTATCTATATCAGAACTATAGTCTGGGTCATCGTCATCGTTGCCAGATTTCTTCTTTCCCGAGCCTCCGGAACTTTTCTTTGTCCTGCTAGCCAGAACCGCACTGATGAAGTTCTGCGCTTCATTCATGCTTATTCCTGCCTTTCCGAGTACATCCGCAGAGGGCATAATACCCATTTCAAGGAAGCTCATAGCCTGATTATAGGCGTTATCTCTATCATTTGCGCTGACACTGTACTCCCATTCCTTGTTATATCTATCGTCTGATATTTCATCACGATACTTGTTATAGTTGAAATCACGATTATTAACATACGCATTGTAGTTAAAATCACGGTTATTAAACCAATCACCGACATTATCACGGTATCTGCCGTATGCGGTATCTTCCAGTCCCTGTACCACACCGAGTTTATTAAGCTCCTGCTCAAAACCTTTAAGATACATGTCATACGCAATTCCGTAAAGTTCCGGTACTTTATCGGTAAGCTGTGTGTTGTAATAGTTCTGCGCCTGTTGTGCCGATGATACTGCGTAGGAGTTCATACCGCCTGCGCCTGATGCCGCTGCCGCCAACGTATCGTTGAGAGCTCTGTTGCCTTCACGAAGATATGTAGAAGCATACTGCTGAAATACCGGGTCGTCTTCAAGTTTATATACAAACTCGTCATAATCAAGAATACTGCCTAAAAGCTCGTCTATCTCATCCTGATACGGGCTTTTATATTCCGGGAAAGGATTTGTGCCATATCCTTGTGTACCACCACCCGGAAATGTTCCACCGGGGAAACCTCCTCCGGGAAATGTACCGCTTCCGTTCCAACCGTTTAAGAAAGCCGAACCGTCTATTCCACCCGAATATCCGAACTGAGCCCTTATAGCTTCTGCCATAGCGTGGGCGTTCTGCATTGCCTGATATGCGTCATAGCTTCCTGTTCTCGCATACTCGGCTTCTGCCGCCTTATACTGCTTCTGACATTCTCTAATCTGAGCCAATGCGGCAGACGGTAAATCAGCGTCATTGTAACTTCCTATAGCTCCACTCGAACCGCCCATAGCGGGTCCCAGTCCCTCAAACTCTTTGCCTTTATTGTAGGCGTTGACAAACCCGTTGCCTGTATAACCGAAATCTTCACCCGGTTTATAGTAGTCCATGCCGTCTCGTCCGCTTAAAAACGACTTGTTCATATTATTCATATCATGGGCACGTCCATATTGGTTATCACTTGTATACCTGCCGCCTTCATAGCCGTTACCAAAGCCAGAAAAACCGTCTGCGTCTGATACAATAGCTCCGTAATTATAACTGTTTCCCGTTAATGAACCTGTGCCGTATGTATCAGCACTTAATAACCTAGAACCTTGCGCTAATTGTCCTGCGTGGATTCCGTCCAACAAGGCTTGATTTGAGTTTGTTGCATTTGAATACGTTGTTTTCTTTGTTCCGTCAGGCTGTATCCAGATATATGATGATTGCTTTCCAGTATAATAGCCGGAAGGATCTAAATACCCCCTTAGATTGTTGGGGTCATAGTGTAGGCTTGTTGCGAGTGCTTTAATGGCTTCATCTGTAGGGTTATAGGTATACTTATCATTGCCTCCATCTTGTCCTATTACATAATCTCCTCTTTTAATTGCTGATTGTGTTTTGAAGTTTGTTATATCCCCGATTGTAAAAGGCGTATATTTTAATCCTTCACCTTTTATTTTGGCGTCCCTTGAAGCAACAAGCCCGTCTATTTCTGAATCGCTTGCTCCTCTGTTGATAGCGTCCTGTATAGCAGAGTAGTAATCGGTATTAGGGTCGTATTTTACAGCAGGGCTATTACTGCCTGAACCGGAAACATTTGAGCCGTTAGAATAGCCGTTCTTTTTTCCTTCTCGTTCGCTTCGTGTTACAACTACTTTCTTATCGGTATTAGAGCTTGAAGAGTTTGAGCCTTTTTTCTTTGTTGTATTTGTTAATGAATATCCCATTTATATCACCTCACCACGTTCCGCTGTCGATTGTTATCGATGTATTTTTGGAAATAACCAAGTTCCCGTTCGATGACATATACATATACTGAACCCCGTCCTCACCGGATAAACTGAATACAAATTCATTTCTGTTGGGATTATATCCAACCTTAAACGATTCGCCGTTTTTCCCTGTAAGATAAAGCAATCCGAGTATACTGTCGCTCTCTCCCGGACTTGTTATATCCGTTATGTCTGTATCGATTTCCGTTATGTTACTGCTGTCAAGATTGACAAGCGTATATTCCAACTGGTCTTGTATGTATCTTATCTGCCGCTCCATAGCCAATATCGCTTTGGCAGGGTCGGCAGGGTCTATTTTGTCTAACTGTTTATAAAAAATCATAGGTTACACCTCACTTCCAACATAGAAATCACGAACAAATGATTTAATTACGCACTCGCCTTTTCCGGAAAGCCTCACTTTAAACTGGTCGCACCTGTTAGGGAATATAGGAACATTAATTGTTTTCGCCGTTTTGTTATGTGTTGTATATACGGTATTCCATAGGCTGTCATCGGTCTTTATCTCTATTTTCAGCCACGCTCCTGCGCCCAGCGCTATTCTGAAATTCAGCTTTGAATATCCTTTACGCTCATTGATAAGTTCTGTAAAAGGGCAGAATGTCGCACTCCAATTGATTACCTCATTTGCGCTGTTATCGGCGGTTTTATACTTCCACCCCTGTTCGTCAATGTAATAAAGCCGTCCTTCTATATCTGCAAAGTCTATTACCGATACTTTATCTTCTTTCAGCCATATTCCTTTTGATATGTCGTATGTATATATGGCTCTTTCGGGTCCGTTGCTCATGCAGATATAGTACTTATCGCCATCACTGCCGGCACATCCGTCTGTAAATCTCTTTGTACCGAAGTTCTGCGATATAAGCTCAGGGACACCGCCCGTGTACTCATATACGCCGTTTCTGCCAAGATAATAAAGCGTTTCATTGATAACGCACATGGAACGCTCACAGCCTTCCTGTACGCCGAATACGCTTGATGTAAGCAACTGAAAGTTCGACGGTTTTGTGCCGTAGATTTTATGTACAACGTCCTCTTTAAAAAAGCAGATAAAGCTTGTAAACGGAATACAACCTGTAAACTTCCCATCGCTGCTGACATCTATGTAGTAGCTGTCGCTCGTTAATCCGTCAAATACCTGGAAGTTAAGAGGGTCTCCGTATTTACTGCTGTAAATAGTATTTTTTGCGCAGCCCCATAAACGGTAGTTGCTTTCGCACACAAACTCTAAATCGGGTACGGCGCGTTTAATGGTTATTGCGGCGGTTTCCTTTCCTGCGGTAAAACTGTTTTCATAGAACTTAAGCACTTTTCCCTTAACTTTTCTTATGACAAGCGTTTTATTGTTTTCGGGATTTACCGTACATCCCGTTATTTCCACTGCGTCTCCGTCTCGGAAGTTAAAGTTTACGCCTGTTGTCGTTATGGTGGCATATTTAACCGGGTCATCATCATCTTTTGAAGTTGCCGCAAATGTTATCTGCCCTGCGCCGCTCTTGTACGTTTCTTCCATATTTCCGAACTTCTTTTCTTCCGTGTCATAGTATTTTTTATCCGGGAATATAACGACATATTTGCCCAGAGTAGCCATTTGCTTTTTGCCTGCCGTTACAGTACCTATCTTTTCATCGTTATATATAACGTCCGTTCCGTCTATAATAAAAAGCCCTGCTTTGGAATAAAGCGTTGTAGGGCTTTTGTACTGTTTCTCTCTTACTCTCTTTTTTCTTTGCGACAGACAAGGAAATTCATCGGTAGACAAGTTTTCGCAGTCTTCCAGTTCGCCGTCCTCTGTAAGCCTTCCGTAATTAAGTCCGAGAAAATTAATAATACTCTGTCTTGCTGAGTTATTTCCCTGTACCAGTTGCGGTAAATTCATACTTATCACCTCTTATAAAACATTTCTAAAGTTGTAATACGATTTAGGTTGATTTTCCCTTATGTAGTATTTTGCGTAATTCTGTACGGCGTCGTTGTACATTATCATAGAGTTGTTGTATGAGTTATACTCCTTGTTGTAATAATCTATCATTGCCTGAACGTAGTAATCGTACACAACGTCATAAGGTTCGGGGACAAGAAGAACCTTGTCCCCATTCTCAGGATATTGATATTGCATAGGTGGTTCGATGTGCATAATCTCAGAACTTATTCTTCCGTCAAGACGATAAAGCCAGCCAGCCTTTTCCTGTTCCGAGTATGCGTTTGGTTTTACCCTGTCATTTCTTTCTATTACTTCGTTTATTGTCGGCATAGCTTTATTTCACCTCTTTACTTATCTTTACTCCTCAAAATCATTGCCGCCACCTGTTCCCTTGTAGCGAATGCCTGCGGCGCCGTTCCGTCTGTTATACCTTCCTCCTTGGCTTGTTCCAATTCTTCCTTTGCCCAGTCGCTTATGGGGAGACTTCTCCTTTCCGCAAGCCAATTGTCCATGAATTTATTAAACTGCTCCTGTGTCATTTCTTCTTCCTCCTTTGGTGCTTTCCAGTTGTCCGTTATTTCAAAGTGCGGCATATCGGGCGTTACCCATGTACCGCCCCATGTTATACCGAGTTTTTCGGCTATTCTGCCCGCTTTTTTTAATATGGCTCTGTCATACAGATTACTTCCGTTACAGGCTATATCCCACGCTCTACGGTCTGTATGACGGCTGTGCATTGTCCATGTTACAATCTTGCCGGGCTTACTTCTGCCCTGCTCCCATAGTTCGTTTTGGCGTTTTTGTGAGCGGTAAGTCTCGGTTATGAATATATCCAGCCCCTCCGCTCTGCAAGTCTCCATGAACAGCCTGCACGCCCTCTGTGCCAACGGTGTAAGCTCATTTATATCTCTGCACGCCATTACTATTGCCCCCTATAAGGTTTCTGAATAATTCGTATAACCCTGTACTTGACAATCCGCTGAAAAGTCCTGCAAGTAAGATTTCAGCAGTAAAGTCCATGTTTACCCATACATTAAGAGCAACGCCTAAAATACCCATTATTAAAGGGATAAAACGGTTAATCTTATCACTGGGTATCATGTTTTTGATTATGTATCCTACGCAAAGGCATATACCGACAATAAGCGGTACTGCATACTTTGTTAAATATCCTATATCCATTCCTATCACTCCTTATTTTCCAGATTACTTATTCTTATCTCGTGTTCCTGTAACTTATCGTCCTGTTCCTCATTGTGTTCCCAAAGCCTTTTGTGCGCTTCTTTGCTTCTGTTTGCCTGGTTGTCCATCTGATGTGCAAACTCATCAACCTTAACCGTCAATTCCGTTATGGATTTTGTCAGCTTTACAATCGGCGTAACGATTGAAATAATACCGCCTATCAGCACAAAAAGACCTGCTACTATCTCCCATGTCATGGCGTTCCTCCCTATAAGAAAGGGGAGATTTACTCTCCCCTATTTCATTTTGCTAATTCAAGATAGAACTCGTTCGCCTTTCTGTATGCCGCATGAACGGCTCTGGGCAGTTTCTTTCTGTCTATTCTCACAGAACCCTCAACGTGATATGTACCGTCGGCAACGATATATCTTGTGTCCTTTGATTTTTTATAGTTCGAGAGGAATACATATCCCTTTCCTGCGCCCCAGACCTCAACTGCAATACCGTTGATACAGGGCATACCGCCTTTTACTTCGCACTCGTCTGTTATAAGTATTTTGCCGACTGCATATCTTTCTGCGTTCTCTTTTCTCTTCGTTGCGTGCATAAGACCGTTTTCATCAAGATATAATGCAACTTCGTTTCCGTTAAGTCTTTCTATTAAATCTACTGTTTTTCTCATTTGTAATTCCTCCTTAAATTGAATAGTTAGTTAAAAGTTTCTTTTGTTTTTTACTTGCTGAAAATAGCTGTTATTCTAACTCAAATGTATATGAAAAGATCTCCTGCCATTTAATCACTCCTTTCTGAGGTTAGTAGAACTCGATTACTTGCCAACAAAGTTTTTCTATACTATAATCACGACTAGTATCGTCATATAACGTTGGATATATTACTAATTGAGTAGGTGAGTATATTCTCCCATTTACAGGATAAGCCTCCTGTTTTGTTGCACCTGATGATGACTCATAGTTTACTGTTGATGAATAAAGCAACAGAATACTCTTATCCGGATTTATAGGTTGAATATTGATAAAAGCATATTTCAAATCAATTTCAGGGTCATTTGTTGTTACTTCTTGAGACTTTATTAACCCTCTCTGTACACTTTTAACACAGCTCGTTAGCCCTCCGCCTTTGCTCAACAACTGGTCTACCTTCGTCTGCAACTGCGCCATATTGTTTTTCAGCGTTTCCAATTCTGTCTTCACTGTGTCAGTACCCCCGCCCGAAAAATTTCCGAGGGCGTTGTTCGCCTGCTTAACTCCGCTGTCTATGCCGTCAACCGTACCTTTCACAGTCTCTAATGTGTCCTGTCTCGCTATAAATACTTCTCCTGCCATGTTAAGCCTCCTCTGTAAGTTCCCTATAATACAAACCGCCGTTTTGTATACCCAGTTTGTACTTCTTACCTGTTACATCATCTACTATTACATTCCTGTCCGCTTCCGCTACTGCGCCTACATCTTCGGCAGTAAGGGTAACGGAAGTACCGGACTTGTTGTTGACGCTTGATACTGCCCCGACATCCGCAGCACCTAGAGTAATTGCAGTCCCTGTCTTTCCGTTTACGCTCTTAACCTTTCCGTCCCATTCAGCCTGTTTCTGTGCTGTGGGAACGCTTTTCGCTACATTCTGTATAGCTGTTGCGTTCTCTGTTGCTTTTTCGCTTACATTGCCTATTTCCGTTGTATTAGCTTCTATAGTCTTACCCTTAGCGGTTAAATCGGTGTTTATATCGCCGATTGATTTAGTAATGGGGGCAATGGTTTCTTCCAGTTTCACGTTGGTAACAAAGTCGCCGCCGACTATCTGTTTTGCTTGCTCAGCGTAGTACTTAGCATTGTCAAGCTCTTCTCCCGGTCTTTGTCCTGTACCTCCAACAGCGTATGACTTCGAGAGGAGAGCTGAATTAGCTGATTCTGTGGCTTTCTGCCCTGCCAGTGTTGCGGAATTAGCCGACTGTGCAGCCGAAGAAGCTGAACTAACCGCTTGCTTATGCGCTTCCGCTACTTCTGCTTTGGCATTGTTTACTGCTGTCTGTGCTTCATCTTTTGCGGTATTGGCTTGCTGTACTAACAGAGTGGTATCGTCTTTCAACTTCTGTGTTGCGGTTTGTGCAGTCTCCGCTTTCTGTTGTGCGGCTTCCGCTTTGGTCTGAGCGGTCTCGGCATTTTTCTGTGCTGTTTCGGCGCCTAATCTAGCTGTCTCTGCTTTCTGTTGAGCTGTTTCTGCTCCTGCTTTAGCAGTCTCTGCACCTCTTTGTGCGGTTTCCGCTTTATCCTGTGCCGCTTCCGCATTTAACTGTGCTGTCTCTGCTTTTTTCTGAGCCGCAACAGCCCCTTGATGTGCAGTCTCGGCAGAAACGGCAGACTGTTTTGCGGATTCTGCCGAATTACTTGCTTCAAGTGCCGATGTAGCTGATTCCTGTGCCGAAGCTTCTGACTGTTTAGCCGCTTCTGTCGCTTTAATCGTTTCTTTCTGCACTTCCGGAAGTATCTTTTGAATGGCAAGATTAAGCTGTTCTGCCTGTGTAGGCGTAGGCTCTATCGGTTCATTTGTAGTCATTGCCGCTTTCACAACAAGACTGTCCTGCATAGACCTTGCCCTTTTTCCGTCTACATAGCCGTCAATTACAAATATCATGTCGCCTTCTACAGCCAACGGTTCGGCAGGGATAAGAACATTAAACTCCAATAAGCTGTTTCTTATTTCTACCAATTGTGCATTTGTAAGAAGAACCTTTACCGGATTTTCTCCTTTTGCGTTCCAGAAAGTAATGGACTTAGCGAGATTAGCCCAGCTGTCATCAAAAGTGATATGAAGCGTTGTAACATTGCCTTCGCCCTGAATACCTCCGATATTGTTGTTCTTTTGCAAATAGCTTCCTTTGATGAATATATCTATTGTTCTGTCCATGTCTATCACTTCCCTATTTCATCAGCTTAGCCGCTTTAAGCTTTGTGATCATCTCGTTCACCTTGTTGATTACATCGGTATTTGTAGCCGTTTCCGCAAGCGGAGCAACCGTATCAGCCTTCGGATTGACGGGTACATTCCCTTCGTTACTGCCGATAAACAGGTCCTTTGTATCTGTGCAAAATCCTAACTGTCCTTCGAGTAATCGGGGTATATTCGTTGATTTTCCTCTGTACTGTTGCTGTGAACCCATTTAATCACCTCTTAGACATACTCGTTAGCCTTTTTAAAGAATTCATCCTGTTTCTGAGACATATATTCATTCGCCATGATGTCCTGCTGATATGACTGTTCAAGAATAAGAGCGAATTTCTTTTTAATCTTTACCGGGTATCCTCTCTTTACAACACAGTTCTCGCCGTTGACAGCAAGGAACACATCGTCTGCATACTTGCCGTCCCCTTTGAACAACTGAACAACTGTATATTCTTCCAGTTCGTCATTTATCTTCTTATTTTCCTCATCTGTAGAGGTTTTATCTGTTGCTTTCGTTGCTTTTTTTACTATTTCTTCTGCTGCCTTTTCTGCTTTTTCGATAACGGCGTTTGCCCTTTCTTCCGCTGCTGCCATTAATTCAGCTATCTTATCTTCATAACTCTTTTCCGGTGTAGCTATTACTTCTACTGTTTCTTTTACTTCCGGTTCTTTTTTAACTGCCATTGTCATTTCCTCCTTATTTTAAAAAACGGTCGGAGCGTTACTCCAACCGTATGTTGTTATCAGTTTGCAGGGCTGTCGAATGTTGAACAAGTCTCAATTCGTACCATATAGGGCTCTACAAGTCTTTCAGCTGTCTTGATAGCCTTCCAGCCTACAGTCGCTCTCTGGTTTAAGGGGTCAGCCGAGCCTGCCGAACCGAGGTTCTTGACGATATGCTGTAAGCCGCCACCCTCAATATCCGTAACGCCGTAAGCGTTATCGGCAAGGACAAGAGTTGAATATACGGCTCTTCCGCTATTACCACCACCTACTGTTGCAATAGGATTGGTATCAGCCGCCGTTACTTCTTTATCAACTGTGATTGAAGCATTGCCGGCTGCTCCTGCTTCTGCCGAAAGGATTGTATATATAGTTGCACCACTGTTTATCGTTATCTGTTTTCCTGCCATTTTAAAGGCGTCTTCTTTTGTTATTTCTTCGGTTACAGGCACTTTAAACGCTTTTGTTACAGTTCCTTTAACCGTAAGCGTTGCGTTTGATTTGGTAAGGTTTGCGCTCTTGAATATCTTTGCTTCTGTTGTTTCCACAAATCTAACTCCGGCAATCTTACCGATTTCTCCCGCATACCAATCTTCTGGGTCATAGTCCTTGACGTCTTTCCATGCTTTGTCGCTCATCAGGTCATAAGCAATATCGGGATGTATGATAGCCACATAACTGTCGCCTATCTTTTCCGCATTCTGGTTTTTAAGCGTTCTTACAGCCATTCTGATAGCGTCTACAGTAAGATAGTGGTTCTGTGTAGCGTCTGTCTGTCCACCGTTAAGCTGTGCTCTTGAACTAACCTGTCCCTCTGCATACTGCACGTTTGTACCGCCGTTGAGGACTTCTCTTGTGATAGTATCAAGCGTTTCTCCTGCCTGTTTACCGAGAAGTTTTGTAGCCTGTACAAGGTTGTTGTCGATAGCAGTTAAGAGAAGCACATCGGAAAGTGTTATGTAAGAACCATACTGTCTTACCTCTGACTTAAGTGTGCTCATTGTGAGTTTCTGTCCGTCAGGTGTAACGCCCTCTGTAAGCACTGTTAATGCTTTGGGAAGTGGGTCATACTTTCTGAACTCAATCACCTTACCGCCGTTTTTGGGGATAGGATGTTTCTGTCCGAACTGGTCATGGACAAGCTTCGGACCTGCCTGGTCGATGAGATAGTCGCTGTAGAACGTCTTCATCTCTTCCGATAAGCCCGAATCCGTTGTTACGTTTGTATTTAGGTCAGCAAAAAGCTGAAGGTTAATGTCTTTTAAAAGTAAATCTTTCATATCTTCGTTCCTCCTTTGTTGTCAGAACGATATAATCTCTCCTTTGGCGGCTCTCCTTGCTATCTCCGCCCGGTCTGCCTTTGTAAGGTTTGATACATCGCTCTTTACTATTGCGCTGCTTGACGATGACGTTCCGTTTTCGGCAGGTCTGGAAGATTTGTTCTTAATCTTTGCTACAGTGTTCTTTTCCGCATTGATAGCGGCAGTCTGCGCCGCTCCGTTCATAAGCTCGTCAAAGTGAACCGTTTCATAGGCTCTTTGTACGGGTATTCCGTTTCTAAGCAACTGGACAAAGTCCCTGTTACCGAGTTCGCTTTTAAAGTCAAACTGCGGATATACGTTTTTGGCTTCGTCTGCCTGTCTATTCCACTCGGCTACCTGTTGATTAGCCTGTTCGGCTCCCTGTCTCATTCTTATTGAACGTGTCAGTTCTGCGTTTTCTCTCTGTAACTTCTGAACTAACTTATACTGTTCTACCGTCAGTCCTGCTTCTTCTGCGCCTGCTTCCCAGTATGCATCATCGTTTTCCAAGGCTTTTGAGAGCTTTCCTATATCTCCGTCATTAATGCCGTATCTGTCCATCAACATATCGATGACAGGCTTTTGTGCGGATAACTGTCCCTCTAACGCCTTCGTCTGCTTGAAGCGGTCATTGATAATGGCTTGCGTTCTTTCTGTGAACATATCTTTGTATTCGCCTTTTATCAACTCTTCAAAGCTCTGTCTTTTCTGTTCCAGTGTGTCTGATGTAGTTGTTACATCTGCTTTCCCCTCGGCGGCAGGGGTTTCGGTCTGCTGTTTTCCGTAGACCACGTTACTTAAGTCGCCCGATCGTCTTGATGAACGGTGGCTGCTTCCGTTCTTTTGTGTTAAGTCAGCCGTTGCGGTTGATGTACCCTCGCTTGCTCCTTCACCTGTGCCTGCCGTACCGGTTCCGGCAGCTCCGCCGGCTGAAGCTCCGTCAAATAGTCTGAGGTTTACATCAATCAGTTTGAATTTAAGCATTTATATGCCCTCCTTGCTCATCGTCTCTCCGAAGTGTCGTCTATATAAATTCTCTTTCTTTTACCGTTATATCAGCTTTAAATTTTAATTACGCTACAAATTCATTGATTTTTATACAGTTTTTATATTTTTTTTCGAGTTGCAATAAACCTATGTATGTAACCGCAAAAGCCATATTCATTTCTTTGTTATTTTTGCACCTGACATATAAATGTCCGCTGTCCACTTCGCTTGTATAGTCGTAGCAGTAGTTATCCAGAAAGCCAAGAAAGCTATATGCTATGGCAGAAGCGGCAGAGCATACGATGTCATTACCGTCTGAATAGTTGGCGTGTCCTTCCATTGTCAAAACGATTTCATCATCATTACGCCTGATATTAACCTGTATCATCCTAACTGCCTCCTATTCTCGCTTACATCGGGAGTTGCCCTCTTAGCAAGCTTTTCACCGTATGGCGTCATTGTGCTTTTCATAGCGGACTTTTGCGCCTGCGCCTGTTTATTCTCGGTCTTGCCGTTCGGTACGCTGTTTCCCGTTGCTGTCTGCTGTACAGGGGCTGCTCCTGTCAACTGCATTATGTATGCGTTCATCTGGTTAAGCTGTTCGGTCAGCTGAGTAACAATGTTAAGCAATGTCTGTCCCTGTTGTACTTTCTGCCTTACTTTCTCGTCTCCGTCAAACTCCATCATGTCAAGACAAGTCATAGCCGGTTCGGCTCTTTCGGGTTCAAACAATCCGAGACCGTATAGTTCTTTGGCAAGCTCATTCTGTGCCATTCTGCTATATGCCGAACGCTTTTGAGGTTTAATCACTATATCGAACACAGGCACTCTTGTTTCCGCTGTACCGCCGTTATATGCAGGGTCAAGGGGTTTGCCCTGAATAGCGTTATTGTTGTATGTGATGTACTGATATGCTCCGTCTTTACCGACAATACGGAAGCTTCTGTTCACATCGTAGAACTGCCTTATCAGTTCGATAATCATGTAGTTAATCTTTGTATAGGCTCTGTACGAAGCGTTAACCATATCCCTACTGGTCTTGTTTCCTGCTTCCTGTAGTGCCGCTATGGCTGCGGCCGGCCAGCCGTTACGCCGCCCGATGAGCTTCCCTGTGATACGTCTCTGTTGGATGACGTCTCTTTCAACTCGTCTATCTTCATTTCAAGCACGTTTAACGCTACTGTCGGCATAGTAGGTACTGTCATCGGAACAAGTCTTTCTTGGTCTATGTTTCCGCTGACATGAACTATCGGTTTAGACCAGTCGAGAAACTCTTCTTCGTTGATACCGATGTTTTCTTTGGCAAAGTACCTCGGCTTTGCACTGATAGCGGCGTTTTCGAGAATAACCTGCGACAGCTTATCTATATACATCTGAGGGTCTTTCATTATACCCAGATACCCAAAACCTATCGGTGTTCCCGCTTCGGGAAACAGAACATCGAATACTACAGGGTACTGTCCGTGAGCGTACCAACCTTCGGGGTAGTTCTGAGGTTCGTTCTCCGTAGCGAATAACACTTCACTGCCGACAAACTTACAGAAGTGGAGTATTGTCTTTCCGTTCACGGTCTTTTTGTAATACCAGTCCACAACAACACTCTTATCGCTGATGTCGACCGTATCATCGTAAACATACTGCGTTACGTCAATAACCTTTCCCGTTGACTTGCCTTTTAACTGCGGATAGTTCTGTTGAAGAAGGTCATCGTCAACCAGTGAGCAGATGAACAGGTTTCGGCTCTCCTGTATATCGGTAATACCCGGTTCCCAGAAGATGTTGAGCAAGTCCAATTGTTTTATATCAATGTCGCCCAATCCGTTTTCAAGTGTATTATTCCAGAAGATACCGTATGGTACTGCCCCATGTTTAAGCTTGTACCACCATGCGTCCGAATACGTTGATTCAAAGTGGTTTCGTTCCAGTATCGCCGGTATTATAGAACTGAGGACATCTGCGTCCTGTTCGTCTCCCTGCTCTCTCGGTAACACGTTAGGCTCGGGGAAGTTGTCCATTGCGTCAGCGTGCTTATTGGTTAAACTGTTAAACAGCCATGCAGACGCAGGCTCGGGACGCTCGTCTCCTGCTTTTCTTTCTCCGTTATTGGTAGTCCCCTTAAATACTTCCCAATGTCTCAGCTTGTACCACTTCTCATTTTCAACTATCGTTTTTTCAAGATTGGCTTTGCCGTCTTTATACTTCTTCAATGTTTCTACAGCCTTCGCCAGTTCGTTCTTACCTATGGCTTCCTTTACCGTCATACCGTTTGACGGCAACTCTATACTTCCATTAGGCTCTCTGTAAGTTCTGCCCAGCAACGCTTTAAATATGTCTCCTGCTGCCATTTATCTTCCCTCCTTAATAAGTCCTCATAAACGCATATTTATCTATTACTCCCTCATCTGTGCTCAGAGGGTCAAATACCTGTATCTTTCGTTCTTTTGTCTTAACCGGCTTAATAGGGTTAGCCATGCACATATATCTTGTCTCATCGGCTATATGGTCTTCCTGTTTGGTGTCCACATCTTCAGGCTTATTCTCGTCATACTGTAATAACGGAAGCGTCCTTATAAATCCTTTGCAGTTCTTGAAGATATACATCATCGGTATTCCTTCTTCGTCAAACTGCAATCGGTAGTGAAGCTGTTGCCAGCCGGCTATACGTTTGTTATCGCCCTTGTCGAAGTATATGCGGTACTTTTCCGCTGTCTCCGCTATACTCTCTCCGTATTCGGCGTTCCATATGGCAGGGTCGGCTACACCCTGTATGCTTTTCCCTCTAAGCCACTTGTGTTCATCTTCTATTCTTCGTATCTCCTTGAATATCTCGTTAGGCGTCCATTTAACACCCGTATCAGGCTCATTCGGTACACACCCGTACAGTTCTAATATCCTGTACAGTCTGCCGTCATAATCCACTGCCCACCATGCACATGAGAACGGCTTTGCGTAACCGAAGTCAAAGCTACGGTATATCTTCCAACTTTCGGGTATATCGAAAGGTTCAATGACATGAGTATATCTTCTGTCAATGTAGTGTTGCGGATAGTCTCTGAACTCTTCAAAAACCTGTCCTTCATATACGTTCCAGTCGCCTTCCAAGTGTGCTCGTCTCTTATGCGGCGGCAGTGCTTCAAGCATTTTTATATAGTCCGGGTCAGCTTCCATAAGAACCTTGTTGTCATATACGGTAGCCGGGATAAATACATAGTCCTCCGGGTTCTCGTTTTCCTTGAACTTGCGGTCTATGAATCGCCTTTTAATAAACTCATGCCCTGCGCCGCCGGGATTGGCTGTATAGTATATTCGGGTATCAAAGTCTGTACGGGTAGTTCTTAAACAGGTTGATATGAATGTAATCCAATCAGGTTGGAAGTTAGTAGCCTCCTCAAAGCCTATAACGTCATATTCCTGTCCTTGATACTGAAGCATATCTCCCTCATTATCGCAGTAGCCGAGGTTAAGGCGGCTTCCGTTTGGGAATACGAAAGCTCTTTCCTGCTGATTGTATTTAGCATAGCCGTACAATTCGCTTTGGAGGATAAGTATGTGGTTGTTTCTTAACTCGGGCAGTGTTCGTCTGAGAAGTAATATTTTTAGTCCCGGATAACGCATGGCGAGCATGACGAACTTACGGCGCATTGCCCAACTTTTTCCACCTCCTCGTGCTCCGCCGTAACAAATATACTTCTGCGTAGCCTCAAAGAACTTAACCTGTTGAGCGTTCGGAACTTCTGTGCGAAGCTTTTTAAATATAGGCGCTTCCATATCACTTACTCCAATCATCCAGTTCTCCCTCAAATCGGATAACTGTTTCTCCCGTTGTTTTCATATCTCCGTCAACTTTTATATCCTGCTTTTCTCGCCAGCCTTCAAAGTTATTCGCAAGGCTGAACTTCGCTCCGTTTGCCCCGTCTTTATCAAACAGCCTTGTTTCCGCATACTCCTCAACCCTTGATTTAGCGCGCGTAACCGTGTCAACGAATTCAGGTTTAGCCTGATAGTTTAACAACGCCTGTCTGCTTGTAAATCCCAATGCAAGGGCTAATCCCGTTACTGTCGGAGGCTTCGGACTGACTAAATACACATAGAATCCTTTGTCAGTAACTACAGGGTGTCCGTTTTCATCCAGTAGCTTTTCTCCCTCACACAGCTTAAAGTATTCATCTATTCTCTCCTGCATTTCCTGAGCCGACTTATATTTAGGCGGTACTCCCCTTCGTTTTCTTTTGCTTGTCATTACCTCACCTCCCTTATCATCTAATCTAAACACATCTGAAAAATAATTACGCTACAAGTTTTGCAAAAAAATAAAGCCCGATTTCTCAGGCTTCTTTTAGTTTCAGTATGTACTTCTTTCCGTCCTCACTCGTCTTTATATCAACACCGTACTTACCGATTGCGGATGTCAGTTTCAGCTTGTCTACTTCTTTCTCTTCCGTTCCCACTAACACAGCTATGTAAGCCGACAGTATATTCATCAGTTCATACTGTCCGGCTATCTCTTCTTTCAGTTCGGTGATTATAGTATCTCTCGTTTGTACAGCTTTCTTGTATCTTCCGAGTTCCTTTTCGTAAAAGTGGTCAATCATCTTATTGTTCTTCGTCTTTGCCATTATCATCAATCCTTTCATAGAACTTTGTCGCGCTTTTAGCTAAGCTGCATTGCTCCCAATTGGTAAACGAACCGCAGTAGTATTTGATATATTCTTTTCTTTCCGTTTCGTCTCCGAAGTTAATATCGCCACGTTCGCATTTGATACATCTGTTATCGTGCTTTTCTCTATAATCCAACAGCATGAACGGACAGTATATCGTCTTACCCACTTCATCATCTCCCCGGTATGTTATTTATAGGTTTTTGTGTGTTTATACGCATAATCAATATAAAACCCACAAAATTCTATATAGTATCTTCTTCCCTCTCCATTCTCCCCAGCTGCCTTTTGACCTTGAACCTCTTTATCTCGTCAACCTTGTCCTGTGCGTTGAAGTGCATTATCATCTGCTCAATCATCACCAGTACGTCCGCTATCTCTTCCAGAAAATGCGCTTTGCTGTCCGTTCCGTTTATGTACCCGTCCGAGGCTTCTATCAGTTCTCGGCACTCTTCTTTCAGCTTTGCGACCTGTTCCGTTATGCCGTAGTGATTTAATATCGCTCTCTCGTCCAGTCTAAGCTTGTAATCCTTGATTAAGAAGTATACGTTTGTTATGACTACGGCAATAGCTAAAACATATATTAAGATTTCTATAAAGTCATTGAAAGTCATTCTTCATCACCCCAATCTATAGCCTGTCCGCACTCGTTACAACAATTACATTTTCTCTGGTCGTGTGGTTTACATTGTGTAGCATTATACCGCTGCCCAACAAACCATCCACACTCGGGGCATACCCAGTCTTGCCATTGCACATTTCGCCATTCGTGGGGCTTATCTCCCTTGTTTGTATGAGTTATGGATACTCCACTTTTTAATATCGGTTTCTTCGGTATCTGCTTTTCCAGTGCTGAGATTGCCGTATCTATTGCAATGGCATAATCTAACGGGTAGTTCCATTCAACTTCTGTTTTTGCTATTTTAAGTATTGTTATTGCTTCTTCTACTGTCATTTTCTCTCCTCCAACGCTCTTTCCGCTTCTTCTTTTGTAAGAAATACAGTTTTGCCTATATCAGAACTTCTAAACATTCTACTAATGCCGTTATATTTAGTTATTGTGTCATACATTACGTCATTATCACAATCAAGTCCTCTAATTGAATAAATTTTTGCCTCTATGGGAAAACACGCCATTGAGAAAGCTGATTTTATGAAATATACAGTATCGTGTCTTTTACAATGTAATCTTATTAGCAATCCCTGTTCTTCTAAGTCCTCGTATTCTTTTAATTTTGCATACACATTATCTATCTCTTCATCATCAGGCTCTTTGGCACTTGTCCAAAATTCTTCACCTAACCAATAAGGTTCTCGTTCTGTTAATCTTTCCATCGTTCTCACTCCTATTATTTAAAAGCTCCTGTGTCTCCTTATAATCCTGAACAGAAAGCCCAGTCGGTGTTCCGCATTCAGGGCAGTAATTCCAATCTTCCCCTATATGCTCAAGACATTTACCGCAAATATGCGGTGTATGATAAACTGTTTTAAGTCCTATACATTGATTTTTTATAAGTGGTTCACTCATTCTCTCACTCCTTTATCAAATCAGGTAGATATATAGGACTGTTTTCAAAGGTTACAAAATCATATAGAGGAGTATTGACGATACTAGCAATATTTCCATCTTCGCTTAGTTGAAAAATACCCTCAGCAGAATATGTAGGTTTAGTTTCAAAAAACCAAGTTTGTTTATCATTAACTTTGTCCTTTGTAGCCCACGGCGTTCCCTCTGCAATCCTTCCCTTTATAGCAGTTATCTGCTGTTCGGTAAGTTCTTGCTTTTCAGGTACTATTCTTATAAGTTCTGGGTGGGCTATCATTTCACATAAGTCGAATACTTTCATACCACCTTCAAACCAATAACCATTATCCATTTTAAAATTTGTTACATCCCCGTTAATTCTATAGGTTGTTAATCTTTCTCTAAACCTAAACTCCTGTCCCTCTTTAACTCCTAATATATCGCTTAGTCTGCTCATCTTAACCCCTCCGTTGCTTTCTCCAATTCTTCCGCTATCCCTTTAAAGGCTCTGACAGCCTCGTACAGCTCCATATCATTCTCGGCGGTTAATTCCCTGCATAATGTTTTTCGCAGTCCCTCAACGGCGTTAGCAACGCTACCATAGTACCCTAATGGTCTGTACACCGTCTTGCCGTTCTTATCTTCTCTATGTGTGTCCTTAAGCAGAGTGTAGTCCCTTGCACCGCCTGTAACGTAGTAATCGTCTATTATGTGTATCATTCTATAACCTCCATTCTCTTTGCTATCTCATATATAACCGGAACCGTAACGCCGTTCCCTGCTTGTTTATATAGCTGACTATCGCTGTTTACTAATGAGGCGCGGTCAAAATACTTATCTTGCCATCCTTGCAAACGAAAACATTCCTTCGGGGTAAGCTTGCGAATTGCAATATAGCATCGGTATTTTTCGTACCAAACGGCATACGCATATACACCGTTCGGTAGTTTAACCATTACACCATGCCTGTCCTGCCCTGTAAGCGTGAACATATCTTCTCCGTTTTCTTTCATCCGTCTGCCGTTCTGTCGCTTATCCACTCTATCGGGGGTTAATGCGGGTATTGCAACTCCCGATACTTCTCCGTGCCTGTTAGAAACGCCCTTGTTATGCCTGGCCTGTATTGCACACGCCGTTTTCGTCAATCGTTGTCCTGCCTTATACGACATATCACAGAAGCACGGCAGCATTACATTAAATCCTCTGCCTCCGCCTGTTCCCGTGTCCAACGCTTCTGTAATCCCCTCTGCGCTGTAAGTCTGGCTGTTTCTTCTGCAGCCGTCTCTATGTCCTATTGAAACACTATTTTTTCCGTCTGCTCTTTCGATAGGAAATACTTTTCGTCCACTTCTTCCTCTAAGATGTCCGATAATGAATATCCTCTCTCGGTTCTGCGGAACGTAATCGGCAGAGTTGAGAACTTGCCATTCTGCATCATACCCGACTTTGTCCAACTCAGCGAGAACGGTGAGGAAGTCGAAACCTCGATTGACAGATAGTAGATTTTTAACATTTTCAATGAATAAATAAGAGGGTCTATTTTCTTTTTTCGTATCTTCGAGAAGTTTAATAACTGTGTGAAAAAGTCCGCTTCTGTTTCCGTCAAGTCCTGCCTGTTTTCCCGCAACGCTGATGTCCTGGCATGGGAAGCCGAAGCACCAACAGTCTGCTGTCGGAATGTCATCCGCTCGCAACTCGGTAATATCGTCTGCATACCATTCTCCATGTCTGTACTCCTCCTTATTAGCTTCTTTCACTCTCCCTCTAAAGGGAATTGTATCTATATATTTTCGTTCTTCGTCCGTCATAAGGTGCATGGCTGTATAGCTTGCGACCGCAAATTTATCATACTCACAAAAGCCTATACACTTATGTCCTGCCATTTCCATTCCACGCCGAAATCCTCCTATGCCGGAGAAGAGGTCAATAAACGTCATTTCCTTTTCTCCTCCCCTATAAAGAACTTATATCTCCAACCACCCTCTCTCATACCCGGTCTGTGTTGACACTTGACATTCATCGCCTATATGTAGTCAAGGGATTAGTTTTGAATTATTATGCGGTTTATTTTTTTGCGACCGGTTTATTATATAAAGGGCTTATCCCTGTATACCTTGGTTTTTCAAAGCTCTTTTCTTTCGGTATTTTTTGTGTATTCGGATAGCTTTTCTTTATTTTTCCTGCGATATTCCCTCTGATATTCTCTCTGATGCTCCCTGAGCCTTTCTTTGTTCTTTTCGTAGTACTCTTTCTGATGCGCCATTATTCTCTCTTTATTTTTTCTGTAGTAATCGGCTTTGTATTTTTTATATTGCTCTTTGTGTCTGCGATAATAGGCTTTTTGATACTCATTCTTTTTTCTTCTTATTTCCTCGTACTCATCGGGTTCTTCTGCCCTCAAACCTGCTGCTATCTCGGCTTTCTCCAAACCTGCCAAATCATCGGCAGTTACTTCTTCACACATACAATCATCGTATTTACAGTTGAAGCAATCTCTATCGCACATCTATCTCACCTCTCAGAACGGAAGGTATTCATCTTCCATGTTGTCGTCTATGGGGTAAAGGTGGGAATTGACAGCTTCACTCAAAGTTTTTTCCTCGTTCTTGTTTTTGCTATCCGCAAAATACTGATTTTCAATCACAACCTCCGTCGTCTTTCGTTTATCGCCCTTATCATCTTCCCACATCCTTACCTGTAGTCTTCCGACAACCGCTATCTGCCGACCTTTATTCAAATATTTTTCCGCAAACTCACCGTTCTTTCCGTAGGCAACACACGGGATAAAATCCGCATCCGGCTCTCCTTCTTTTTTGTACGCTTTGTTAACAGCCAATGTATATCTTGCTATTGCTAAAGGCTTGTCGCTTTGTGTATATCTAACCTCCGGGTCTCTCGTGAGGCGTCCCATCAAAATCACCTTGTTCATACTCTTAACCTCTCAATCTATAGTTATTCTCCGGTTTTCTTTCAACGCTGATGTGGTTGTTTCCGCATCTCTGTTTAATCCTGCTTCCTGTTGCCTCGTCTATGTCCAGAAGCTCTCCCAGTGTTCTTTCGCTGGATATAATCGTTATCAAATCTCTATTGTTATAGCGATAGTTCAGCAGTTCAAAAGCTATGTTTACATCCGCTGTTGTCGGCTGTTTCCCTTTCTCCGTCTTGAAGAAGTCATCTATGTACAGCACATCGGTTCTTTTGAACTTTTCAATCATTTTTCCGTATTCCTCATCGTTGTTCTTGACTGCTTTCAGTTTGACTGTGTCGTCCGTCCAACGCATATACAGCACCTCTCGACCTTTTTTTATCAGATATGAAGCGATAGCAGTGCATATATGGGTCTTTCCGCTGCCGACCTGACCGCCGATGTAAAACCACCCTTTGGGGTCTTTCGCAAACTCAACGGCTTTTTCCAGTATTCCCTTTTGCCAAAGCTTGTCCGCTTTGTAGTTTTTGAATGTGTATTCGGCAACGCTGTCTTTCAAGCCGCTTCTTTCAAGCCTTGCCATGTTTGCCCTGATTTTCATGCACTCACAGGGAACCGTAACCATGTACAATCCCTTTACCCCTGCTATGTAACCTTTGTTTTTGCACTTCGGGCAATCATAACCGACCATATTTCCCTCAACTGCGTTCATTCTCTCGGCTTCCGCTATTGCCGCTTCTCTCATTCGTTTTTCTCTATCGTCAGACGTTGAGTCCGTCTTGCAGGTATTCATCCCATTTGCCTTTACCGCTAAGCTCATGCTTCTCCTCTCCTTTCAGCCTGTCCCAGATAATGCCTCGCCACCCGTTCGCCATGCTTTCATCCATCAACGCCATTACAGGGTTTTCGCCGTACTCTCCGCTTTTTTGGCTTACTCTGTTCAGCAATGCGGTCAGTCCCGTCGATTTATACGTTTCTCGTCTCTCGCTCTTGTACTTTAGCCATTCTCTGATTTTGATAACCATGGCTTCCGAGAAATCGTATTGGCTGATGATGTCCTCTGGGGTTTCTTTTGGGGTATCTTTAGATACCCTTTTCTTTATTTCTTCCCTTCTTACTTTCTTACTTTCTTCTATTGCTGTTAGTTGCCTGTTAGTTGCCTGTTGATTGCCTGTTAGTTGCCTGTTAGATTGACTGTTAACGTCTTGATATTCACAGTAGTTTTTTATTGATATTATGCGGAATTTAGGGTGTAGAGAGACTGTTATCTCCCCTGTTGATTTTAGGTGTTTTTCCGCTGTTCTTATCTGTTGCAATGACAAACCTGTTTCTTCTGCCAGTGTCGGCAGTGATGTTACCAAAGAACCCCTCGGAACTTTTACCCCTTGAAATCGTCCGTCCTTCCAATTCGCTTTTAATATCAAATGTATAAATAACCTTGTGGTATTAATATCGCTGTACCATTCCCAATCTAAAATCCCTCTGTCTATTTTTATAAATCCGCCGTCCAACGTCATCACTCGCTCTCTTCCAGCATTAACTCCGTCCTCGGCTGTTCCGAATAGGTCTTAAACAGCGTTAAGGAATATATCTGGCTGTCATCTATATATGCCAGTCCGTTAAGCGCGTCCAATACCGACTTTGCCATGTTGTCCAAGTCAGGCTTTTTTATATGCGCCGTTTCTCCGTTTTTCATGGCTGTTTTGACTTTCTTTGAAGCACTTTTAGGGATAGGCATATAAAATATTATCTCTGCCTTCAACGGCTTGTCCGAAGGCTTTATATTGCCGTATTCA